ATGTCTCAGGCAGCATTAGTTATTCACAAAGAATTAGTAGATGATGGTATTGTACCTAACGAAGATTCTGATGAATATTATAATGAACTTGATGCAAGAATACGCTCAGAATTTCCTGAGAAATTTAAGCAGAAGAATGTTAATAAGGTTCCAACAGTCGTAGGGGGATCACGTGCAAACCCTGGCAGTTCTAAGATTAAGTTATCAAAAACAGAAGTTGAGATGGCAAATAGACTTGGAGTAGACCTAAAAGAATATGCACGCCAAAAACAACGCCAGTTAAAGGCGGGAGGATAATATGACAAAAGCAACTCAAAGCAGTCGAAAAAAGACTACACGGGCTTCGACATCTCGTAAAAAAGTTTGGACAGCACCTAGTAAACTTACGGTGGAAGCACCACCTGAAGGCATGCACTATCGTTGGGTTAGACATGAATTGTTTAACAACTCTGATGATGCAAATGTAAATGGTAGAGTTCGACAAGGCTATGAACCTGTAACACCAGATGAATTAGGCGAAAATGCCTATCCAGATGTTCTAGATACAGGTAAACACGCAGGCACAGTTCGATCAGGAGATTTAATTCTCATGAAAGTTCCGCAAGAAATTGCAGATCAAAGAACTGAACACTATAATACTCAAGCTGAGTTAATGGGAAAAGCCTATGCACAAGATCTAAAGAATGCAGGTCAAGGTGATATGCGTGGCATGGACGAATCGAAGACTACAGTTACAGGTGGAAGTCCAAAAGAAACAAAGTTCGAAGACTAAATAATTAGACATATCTAGTTATCTAGTTTTCTTTTAATAATAACAATTAATTTTCTAAAGGAGGAAATTATATGGCTGGATACGGTCTATCACCAATAAGACATGCAGCTGGAGGTACAGTACGTTTAAATAACTATACAGATATGAATGGTTATAGAATTGCTGCTACTGCACCATCTGCGTACTTCGAAGGCGACCTTGTTACTTATAGCTCAGGCTTACTAGTAACTGATGTCGGCGCAGCATCTCCGGGTTCTGTTGTCGGTGTTTTCTGGGGAGCAGAATACGAAGATAATTCTACAGGCGATGTAAAATTCGTACGTTCAATTGCGAACGGAACTGTAGCGAAAGCACAATATAAAGCATATGTTTACGACGATCCGTTTACAATCTTTAAGATTCAATCAGATCAAGCAGGCACAGGCTTAACTGCAGCGAACTCAACTGGAAAGCTAGTACAAATTGTAGCTTCACCAACAGGTTCGGCAATTACGCATAAATCAGGAATGGTAGCTGATGCTTCTACAGTAGCAACTACTAACACTTTCCCACTATCAGTTTATGGTAGTGCAGAAGCTGACGGAACGTACACTGCAACTGGTACTACTATGGATATAGTAGTGAAAATTAACTCACACCAACACCTAAATGGCGCTACTGGCGTTACAGGTATATAATATCTAGGAGGATATAGAATATGGCAATTACTAGAGGTCAAATACTCAAAGAATTAGTACCTGGTTTGAACGCAATTTTCGGAACAGAATATTCACGTTACGAAAATGAGCACGCAGTACTGTTCGATGAGGAATCATCAAATAGAGCTTTCGAAGAGGAAGTATTATTCCCAGGTTTTGAGGCAGCTCAAACTAAATTCGAAGGTCAAGCTGTTGCATATGGCAACACTGGTGAGGGGTATGTTTCTCGTTATACTAACGAAACTGTCGCTATGGCATTCTCAATTACTGAGGAAGCTATGGAAGACAATTTGTATGACAAGTTATCTACTCGATTAACAAAAGCATTAGCACGTTCAATGGCTTCTGCTAAACAAACTAAAGCGGCAAACGTCTACAACAGAGCTTTCAATAGTTCTTTCACAGGCGGCGATGGACAAGAGTTAGTATCTAACGCTCACCCATTAGCTTCAGGATCAACAGGTTCTAACAGACCTTCAACTTATGCTGACCTTTCAGAGGCTTCTCTTGAAACAGCATTAATTGATATCGCAGGATTTACTGACGATAAAGACATCCCGATTGCAGCTCAAGGTCGTACACTACACATACCAAGACAATTGGTATTCGTAGCGGAAAGACTGCTGGCATCTCCGTACAAACCAGGATCATCAGACAATGATGTGAATGCGATTAAGTCTACAGGAATGCTACCAGGTGGCTATCATGTGAATCACAGATTTAGTGATCCAGATGCTTTCTTTATTAGAACTGATGTTCCTAACGGAATGAAAATGTTCAATAGAGCACCTATCGCAACTTCTATGGAAGGCGACTTTGAAACTGGAAACGTAAGATACAAATCTAGAGAAAGATATAGCTTTGGCTTTTCTGACTGGAGAGGCGTATACGGAAACGAAGGCGTATAACACACTTTGTAGAGGGGGCAGAAATGTCCCCTTTACTACTTGGATTTAACAAATCTTACTTGACTGGCCAAGCAGACGTTATAGAGACAGTAAGAAAATAACTTGGGACTATACTCCCAGAAGGATTAAAGAATGGCAAATTCAACTTTTAGCGGTCCTATTAGATCAGAAGGTGGTTTTGAACAAATCACTAAATCTACAGTAGGTACCGTAACAACTAACTTTGATATCGATTCAAGCGGTAATGTATCAGGTTCTGGTACTATGAAAATGACAGGAGCGACAAATATTGTTGCACCTTATGAGTCTTTAACTGCAGCAACTAAAGCAGTAACATCAGCAGAAAGTGGAACTACTTTCGTATTTAATAGAGCAGCAGGCGTTGCGGTAACTTTACCAGTAGCAGCAGCAGGCTTAGTTTATAAATTCATCGTAGGAACTACTGTTACTTCAAATGCATTAAGCATTCAAGGAGCTACAGCTGTTGATATTTTTTCAGCTTACTCAATGATTACATTGTTTGATAAAGATAACGACGTAGCACAAGCAAAAATATTCTATGCAGACGGATCAGATGATGATGTGTTCTCTATGAATGGTGGTACAACTGGTGGATTCTTAGGTAGTGTTATTACATGCACAGGAATCGCAACAGGTGGACAAGGAAGTGCAACAGCAGTATGGCATCTGAATTCAGATAAGCTTGTTGGTGATGGTACTTTAGCAACACCGTTTGCATAATACTAATAATAATAATAATTAATGGGGGCCTTCGGGCCCTCATATTCTTGATTAAGAAGGGAAGAACAATATGGCAGACACAGTAACAGGTCCAACTATATTACAACAAAATGAGAAAAGAGTTACTATTAAAATAGTAATTCAATCAGATGGTACAGGCGGTACTACAGTATTCGGAGATGTATCAGCAATGGATGCACTTCCAAATGGAACAACTTGCAAAACTTTAAGCGTACAAAGATTATGGTTTGCTTGTGATACAGGTGATGGAGGAGATTCATACGCTCGTTTAGATTATGAAGATGATGATGGAGATATTCCTATTGTTGGATTAACTGGAACAGGTTATTGGGACTTCAGAGAATTCGGTGGAATTCCTGCAAACCAATCCGCAAACACAAACCAAGACGATATTAATATAGTTATACCCGGTACAGCAGATGCAGGTAATATGTATACTGTTGTTATGGAATGTACTAAGACATACGTGGAGTAATAAATGAGCGAGCAAACTAACAAAGAAGCAATTATAGAAATCAAAGGCGACCTCAAATTACTTAACCAAAAAATAGATTTAATAAAGGACAATCATTTGGCCCACATGGCTCAAGATATTGATAAACTTTCTAAATTTATCTGGGTAATTGGCGGGACTGTATTTGCACAAATGTGTTATTTGATTGTTCGTACCTTAATATAGGAAGGACAAAATATGGCCACATCAGGCACACAAACATTCAATCTTTCGATTGATGATGTAATACAAGAAGCTTATGAAAGAATTGGCGTAAGTTCTAAGGGCGGCTATGATTTAATTACAGCTAGACGTTCTCTTAACTTATTGATGTTGGAATGGGTTAATGATGGTGTAAATTTATTTACTCTTGATTTAATAGAACACACCATGACCAAAGATCAAGGATACATTACATTTAGTTCTAACACATACTCAGATGTATTAGATGCAGTTATAACAGATACTAATGCTGATCCAGATTCTGATCAAGAAATAGAACGTATTAGTCTTACTGATTACTTACAACTTCCAACTAAAACAACTTCAGGCAAGCCATCACAATATGCTGTTGAGCGTAATGCTCAATATGATAGCAGTGGTGTAGCTACACACAAAGTTTATTTGTGGCCTGTACCTGATCAAACTTACTACAAATTAAAAGCATGGATGATTAAATATCCAGATGATGTTGCATGGACTAGCACAGCTGGTGGACAAGTAACAGTTCCGTATATTGATTACAGACAAAACGTTCAAATACCAAAACGTATGCTACCTCCTATGATTAGTGGATTAACTGTTAAGTTAGCACTTAACAGTTAATCCACTAATCATAGGAGGTAGCATACGTTTTGGTA